TGAGGAACTAATGGGCGCTCTAGACTGCATCGACACTATCCAGGCTGCCGCCAAGGCCGCAGGACGCGAGCTAAACGAGGAAGAGATGGTCGAGCTGGTTGGCGACCTTCAGGCGCGTATTAAACAGCTGCAGGCCACTGATGGAATGCTCGGCCTCGAAGACGCCGCTATGCGTGCCGCCGACGAGATGGGCAATCAGGTCAAGCTGGCCGCCGCCATCGAGAAACGCAACGCACTGCTGAACGCGCGCCGCCGCGCTGAGCTGGTCGGCTACATCCGTAGCACCTGGTCAGACCGGCCAGACCTCGGGCTCGAGTCCTTCCTCGTCGGCACTAACGTCGCGCGCCCTGGTGCTCGCCGGTCCGTTGCCGCTGAACAGAAGCAGCTGAGTCAGGCGTATATCGCGGGCTTCCTGCACGACCTCGACGCCGAAGGCCTGCGCCCGTTCTTGACCAAGGGCGACTCGGACGCCGACATCGCCGACGCGCTCTGGCGCATGGGCATGGACAAGCCGCTGGATGGCCTGAGCAAAGAGGCGCAGGGCATCGCCAAGATCATGCAGAAGTATCAGGAGACGGCGCGCATTGATGCAAACCGCGCAGGCGCCTTCATCCGCAAGCTGCCCGGCTACGTCGTGCGCCAGTCCCATGACCCGTACAAGATTCAGCGCGCCGGCTTCAAACAGTGGCGAGACGAGATCCTGCCATTGCTGGACGAGCGCACATTCGAGGCGGGCTCGGACGTGGACGGCTTTCTGCTCGCCACCTATAACGGTCTGGTCTCTGGCGTGCACCTCAAGGTCTCGACCGGCCAGCCGAACGGTTTCAAAGGTCCGCGCAACCTGGCCAAGAAGGTCAGCGCCGAGCGCGTCCTGCATTTCAAGGACGGAGTTGCTTGGGACCAGTACAACAAGGTCTACGGCACCGGCTCGCTCCGCGAAGCGTTCCTTGGCGGCCTGGATCGATCCGGCCAGAGCACCGGCCTTATGCGTCGGCTCGGCACCAATCCCGAAGGCAACTTCGAGGCGGCGCTTGACGAGCTGCAGCTGGCCTTCAAGGAAGACCCCGAGGCCATGCGGAGATTCCAGGATGATCGCCGCGGGATGCTCAAGACTCGCTTCGCCGAGGTCGATGGCAGCTCGAGCATTGCGGTGAATCACACCGGCGCACGGGTCGCCGCGAACCTCCGTGCATGGCAGTCCATGGCCAAGCTGGGCGGCGCGGTGATCTCTGCCGTGACCGACCTTCCGGTTGCCGCAAGCGAAATGCGCTACCAGGGCAAGGGCATGCTGGGCTCGATGGGCACGCTTATTGGCGGCATGTTGTCCGGCAAGAAGCCGGCCGAACAGCGCGAGATCCTGTCCTCGATGGGTGTGTTCTTCGACAGCGTGCGAGGGGAAGTGGTCAGCAAGTTCAGCGCCGATGATTCGCTTGGCGGCAAAATGAGCCGGGCGCAGCAGCTGTTCTTCAAGTTGAACGGCCTGACCTGGTGGACTGACACCATGCGCAGCACTGCCGCGCTAATGATGAGTCATCACCTGGCCTACAACCGCGCGCTGAACTGGGACCAGATGAACCCTGACCTGCGGCGCACGCTAGAGCTGTTTGACTTCGATGCCGGCAAGTGGGATCTGGTGCGCAACACTGGCGCCAAGCTGGCGGACGGCCGCGAGTACATGACCACGCAGGGAATCGACGACATCCCTGATGCGGATCTCGCCGGCTACCTCACCAGCAAAGGCCGCACAGTTAATGCCGCTGCCATTGGCGAGCTGCGCGAGGAATTGCGTGGCAGCCTGCGCAGCTACATCACCGACCGTGCCAGTTATGCGGTCATCGAGCCGGATGCCAGAACACGAGCCATCATGCGCCGCGGCACCCAGCCCGGCACTGTCGCCGGCGAGCTGCTGCGGTTCGTTGGGCAGTTCAAGGCCTTTCCGGTGGCCATCCTGCAGAAGTCGTTCGGCAGGGAGTTGTACGGCCGCGGCTACCAGCCTGGAGCGTACGGAGCGAACCCTGGCCGCGAACTGATCCAAGCCATGCGCAGTGGCAACGGCGAAAAGCTCGGCATCGCTCAGCTGATGCTGTGGACTACGCTGTTCGGCTATGGCGCCATGGCCACGAAGGATCTGCTGAAAGGGCGCGAGCCTCGGCCGGCAGATGACCCGAAGACTTGGGTTGCTGCAATGCTGCAGGGCGGCGCGCTCGGGCTGTACGGTGACTTCCTGTTCGGTGAAGCCAACCGCTTCGGTGGGGGCGTTATCAGCTCTTCACTGGGGCCTGCTGCAGGAGCTATTGAGGGAGGTATCGACCTTGCCTATAGGATGCGTGACGGCGACGACGCGGCGGCCGCCAGCTTCCGCTTCGCCATCCAGAACACGCCTTTCGCGAATTTGTTTTACACTCGATCGGCAATGGACTATCTCTTCCTGCACAGCGTGCAAGAGGCTCTGAACCCTGGAGCCCTGCGCCGCATGGAACGTCGGATAGCAAAGGAAAACGCCCAGCAATTCCTGCTGCGGCCGTCACAAACCTACCTAGACCCGCTAGGGATTGCGAGGTGATGCGATGTGGTTTTTTTACGTTGCCGAGTATCTGCTTGATCGGCTTGTTCTGTTGATGGAGCGGAAAGGCTACTTAGAGCTGCGCAAAGAAGCGTCGCAATGAACCTTGTACTTTCATGCTCAATCATCTTTCTTGCGCCGCTACTGGTCGCCGTAGCTGTCGGCCTCATATTGCCTGACCAGATCAGGCTGTATGGGGTCATCGCTGCGTATTTGCTTGCCTCTGTGGTCGCTGTCTCGGTAGCCGCCGAGCATTACCACGGCCGCATTCGGTCGGCAGGTGATCTGCTTGTCTCCGCCCGCGACGGCGCCAAGGCTGCCGGCTGGATCGGCCTCGCCGTCGGCGGTGTCATATCCGCTGCATGGCTCGCCTCACAAATGACGTAGCGCCAACGAAATACCCAAGACCCGCTTAGGCGGGTTTTTTATTGCCCTCAGAAACGCAACACGCGGGGCGCATAACGCTCGTGGCATAATGGCATCTGTCATTATCTCGGACTGAAACATGCGCCCCTTATTTCTGCTAGCCGCTATGTCTATTTTCCTTTATGCCTGCTCGGATAAGGAGGAATTGCGAGCGGCTGCCATTCATAAGGAACAAGGCATGACCGTACAAAGCGCAAACAGCTTTGCTGACTTCAAGGGAAATGGAGTTACGCAGATATTCCCTATAGCTTTCCGGTTTGCCGAATCGGATGACCTGAAAGTAATTATTACCGACGCAGACGGAACATCCAAAACGCTTACGCTGAACTCGGACTATACAGTTAGCGGTGGAGGCGACGAAGCGAGCGGTTCGGTTACCATTCTGTCTGCGCCATCTTCTGATCAGCGTGTAAAGGTAGTGCGTGAGACTGAGCAGTCGCAAGAAACAGACCTACGAAATCAAGGCGCGTTTTATGCTGAAGTGCACGAAGATGCGTTTGACAAACTGACCCTTATCGCACAGGAAAACGCTGCTGGGATTCGCTCATCTATTCGTGTGGCCGAGTCTGACCCAGAACCAAAGCGTTTGCCGCCTGTCGCTGTTCGCGCTGGCAAGGTGCTCGGCTTCGATTCTGAAGGTAATCCGATCGGAACCCTGCCAGGCTCCGGGTCAGCAGCTGAGCTTGCGCTTGACCTCGCAGGGCCTGGAGGGTCGTCTCTGGTGGGGCGAGGCGCAAACACGGTAAACGACGATCTCGCCAAGCTAGAAGCGCACGTCGCAGTAGAGCCCACTCCGCTCGACGCGCCTTATAACGCAAAGGGCGATGGCGTAACGTCTGATACCGCCGCGTTCTCTGCTTTCGAAGCAGAGGTAGAGGGGCGCGTTGTCGATCTTGGCGGAAAGACCTATGTGGTCGCGTCGGTCCCGAAGTCAAACGCCTATGTAAACGGCCAGTTTGTAGTCGGCGGGTTCAACCGGCCCGCTCTGCCGTTCAACACTTTCATGTCGCCCGCCCCGAAGTATCACGCATTCGGCGGCCAGTTGCGCAAGCTCAAAGAGCAGCTCGCCAACCCGCTTAATCAGTATGTCGGAATTGCTTTTATCGGTGATTCTATCACTTGGGGATCTGGCGCCTCTGGCACAGGCGGGAGCCCTGATCGGGACGGCACGCTATCCGATCCTCGGTCAACCTACGGGGCGCCCTCGTTCGTCAATCAGGTAAAACGCTACATTCGGGACAACTACAAATCTGGCGACGGGCTAGCAGAAGTAGTTACAAACTGGCCTGCCTCTTCTGCGGGCGAGTCTACTGTCCTTTACCAGAATCGCGAATTGCTTTACCCGAGGTACGGCCAGTTTACGGTTGCGAAGATAGATGCCTCGCAGGACCCGGCCGATCTATCGACTAATAACTCACCGTCTGGAATGATTTTGTCGCTGAACAACACGGTAGCGGGTGCGCAATACGGTCATAGCATCGTGTTCACCTTTACCGGCAGCAAGTTCTCGTTGGGCATCAGAACATCGACCGGCGGTGCAACAGACGCCTATTACGACGTGCTAATCAATGGCGCGCTACACGCGACCGTAAACGCGCGGCCGGGCTTTAATGGTCTTGTCGACGACAACGCCAATTACGACCAACGCATAACGACCGAGTTTCCTTACGTCAAGGATGCAACGATCACCATAAGGACAAACCGTAACGGGCTGACGGGCCAGCGATTGCTCAGCGTCACCGGTCTGCACATCGATCGTCAGGTGCGGATAGTGAACAACGGCATCATTGGCGCAACTACCGTCTCGTATCTTGAGAAGAACATGGCCGGCAACACGTCTGGGGACGGGACGGCGGTTGTCGGTGCGGATCAGTTCGTTTTCTGCCAGTTGGGGACGAATGACCGCGGCTGGACTACAGGCCGGCCTAGGGGTAGCAACCAGTTCTATGTGAACTTAAAGGCGCTTCTAGCTAACGCCAGCCTGACAGGGAAAGAGGTTATCTTGATGGCTGCCAACCCGGCCGCCAACGAAGACCCAACGGTATATCCTTTCCACATGCAGGAGGTCCGAAACATCATTTACCGGACTGCAAAAGAGTTGAGCCTTGACATGATCGACAACTACACGATCTTCCAAGGTTTGAACAACTCGGTGTACACGGATGACGGGCTTCACCCGAACGACTTCGGGCATTCGCTGATCGCGAGAAATATCATCAACTCGCTTGAGTCGGAATAAGCAAGCTCAGCCCTAACAGCCCCGCCAGCCGGGGCTTTTTATTGCCCGGAGAAAACATGCACACATCACAGAAGGGNCTTGACCTGATCAAGTCCTTCGAGGGGCTGCGCCTGTCTGCCTATAAGGACGTGGTAGGCGTGGTCACCATCGGCTACGGCACAACGTCCGGCGTGAAGATGGGCGACACGATCACGAAAGAGAGGGCAGAGGAACTGCTGCGCGAGGACGTGGCGCGCTTCGAGTCGCAGGTGCTGAGGCTGGTCAAGGTGCCGCTGACGCAGGGCCAGCACGACGCGCTGGTCTCCTTTGTCTATAACCTCGGCGCGGGCAATCTCAGCAACTCGACCCTGCTGCGCCTGCTCAATGCGGGTGATTACGCCGGGGCTGCGGCTCAGTTTGATCGCTGGAACAAGGCTGGGGGCAAGGTGCTTGCCGGTCTGGTTCGCCGCCGCGCTGCAGAGCGTGCATTGTTTGAGAGCAAACTATGACCGCCTGGCTAAAGTTGGCCCCTACTTGGTCCTACTGGGTCCTTGCCTTGGTCCTTGTGGCCGGTGGGCAACAGATCCGGGTGCTATCGGCTCAATCTGTAGCCTCAAAGGCACAGGCCGAGCTGGCCAACTACCGAGCCGAAGTCAGCGAGCGCGACCGTCTCGCCGCGCTGTTCGTGATTCAGGAAAACCAGCGGCGCCAGGTCGCAACGGAGAAGGCGGATGCAGAGGCACAGGAACAACTGGTTGCAGCGCGCATTGACGCTGATCGCGCTGGCAGTGCTCTTGAGCGCCTGCAGCAGCGTCTCGCAGCAGCTGAGCAACGCAGTCGTGACGCCGGCAATGCCATCACTGCCCAGCTCAGCGCGTCAGCCGAAGACGCCGCCCGAGTGCGAGCCGACGTGTTCGGCCGGGTTGGAGAGGCTGCTCAACTCTATGCTGGAGTCGCCGACGAGCGAGGAATAGCTGGGTCGGCGTGCGAGAAAGCTTATGACGCAGTGAAGGGAAATTGAGATTGCCCGGACGGGCTGAGATAGGGGAAATTCCTTCCCCAAAACGCAAACGTAAGTGTTTGATTCTGTTGGCGCGGGAGATCGCGCAAAAGAGCGGATTTCTGAGCGTGAAAACTGGCTGGAAACCGCGCGGCACTAGGCGTTGAGCCTGATCCGTGCGGCGTCCCAGGCTTTGATTCCGTATAGGTGTAAGTGCTTGATTTTACAGGGCGTTTCCATCCTCTCCAAATCCTCCCCAAAACCTCGCCAAAAC